AAACCGCCCGCCAGATCCGGGATGCCTGGCTGAGTTGGCCCGCCCGGGTCGCCACCCTCATGGCGTCGGATCTCGGCATCGAGGAGCGCAAGCTGGTCGAGGTTGTCACCACCTATGTCCGGCAGCACCTTACCGAGCTCGGCGAACCCACTGCTCCCGAGCTCGCTCGGCCAAACTGACGACCTGACCGCCTCGTGGCGGGCAGGTATCCGCCCGCCGCCCTCAATGACGGTGGTCGAATGGGCGGAAGAGAACCGCAAGCTTTCGAAGGAATCCTCGAACGGCGGCCGTTTCATCGTCTCCCGCGTCGAGGTCTCCCGCGGGCCGATGCTGTGGGCGACGGAACCGGGCGTCCAAACCATTACGCTGCAGGCCTGCACCCAGCTGCTGAAGACGACGTTCATCGAGAACATCGCGGGCTATTTCATCCACCTCGACCCCTGCCCGATCCTGGTGGTGCAGCCCAAAGACGACGCGGCCGAAACCTTCTCGAAGGACCGGCTGACCCCGATGATCCGCGACACCCCGGTGTTGCGCGACCTGTTCCGCGGCCAGTCCCGCGACGCCGGCAACACGCTCACCCACAAGCAATTCCCGGGCGGGCATATCACCATCGTCGGCGCCAACAGCCCGACCAACCTTGCGATGCGGCCGATTCGCGTCGTCCTGTCCGACGAAATCGACAAATATCCGCTGTCGGCGGGCAATGAAGGGCCGCCAGTCGACCTCGCCGAGGAACGCCAGGCGGAGTTTTCAGCGAACAAGCTGGCGGTGCGGGCCTGCTCGCCGACCATAGAGGGACGCAGCGCGATCGCCGCGTCGTACCTGGAGAGCGATCAGCGCAAGGCCTTCGTTGTTTGTCCGCACTGCCAGCACGAGCAGACGCTCGAATGGGAGCAGGTTCGTTTCGAGAAAGACGCGCGCGATCGCATCCGGCCGGAGACGGCGGGATATGTGTGCATCAGTTGCGGCGTGGTGTGGTCGGAAGCCGAGCGGCTTCGCTCCCTCGACAAGATCATGTGGCGGCAGACCCGCGAATTCGATTGTTGCGGCAGGCACCAGAAGCCGGAGCGCTGGATCTGCGAACCGCTGGCGCCAGGCGTGGAATACGCCGTGTGTTCGGACTGTGGCGCCCGGGCGGTGCCGAACGACCACGCCGGCGGCGTCGCCTCGAAGCTTTATGCGCCGCGCCAGAGCATCCGCGAACTGGTCAAGAAATACCGCCGCGCGCTCGAGCGCGGAATAGAGGCGCTGAAAACGTTCTACAACACTCAGCTTGCGAGGACCTGGAAGGAAGCCGGCGAAGCGCCCGATTGGGATCGCGTGTTCGGCCGGCGCGATGCCTACCGATCGGGAACGGTGCCAGCGGGAGCGCTGATCCTGTTCGGCGGGGTCGACGCCCAGAAGGATCGCCTCGAAGCCGGTATCTGGGGTTTTGGCCGCAACCGCGAGCGGTGGCTGATCGAGCATCGGGTGCTGCCCGGGCAGACCAATCGGCCGGAAGTGTGGGCCGAACTCGCCAAGCTTTTCGACGAGACATGGCGCCATGAGCTCGGCGTCGAAATGGCAGTTCGAGATTGGGGCATCGACTCTGGCGCGTTCGCCGCGGAGGTTGGCGCTTTCGTCCGCAGCCAAATGGGCCGCGGCAACGTTCACGCGATCGACGGTTTCGATAATTCGCTCGCCGCCTACCTCGGTGTTGGCGCGCTCGATGTCACGGTCGGCGGCAAGAAGCTTCGCCGCGGTCTGAAGACGATCAAGGTCGGCGTTTCGTTCTGCAAGCAGGAACTGATGGGGCAGCTTGCGCTCGATCGGCCGGAAGAAGGCAAAGCTATACCGCCCGGGTTTGTCCACCTGCCGGAAGACGTCAGCGAAGACCATGTCAAGCAGCTGACGTCGGAAGAGCTGATCACCAACGTGGTTCGTGGCCGCACCAAGCGCTCTTGGAATTTGATCGCCGGCCGGCGCAACGAGGTCCTCGACACTGCCAATTATGCCCGCGCCCTCGCGGCGATGCGGGGATGGGACCGGTGGCGCGAAGGCAGATTTCGACAGCTGCAGGAGCTGCTCGGCATTCCAGACGGGCCGCCCAACTCGCCCTCCTCGCCGACGTCGTCGGCGCCGGCGACGCAGCCGCCTCAACCAGCTCGCCAACCTCTCGTTCGCCGCAGTTCGCGATCGACTTCCATGGATTGATTGAATGGCAGCGACGCTTCAGCAACTGCAGGCCCGCCTCGACCAGCTCAATGAGGTCCTGGCGAGCGGCATCAAGTCGTCTGGCACCGGGGACAAGCGCGCCGAGTTTCGCGACCTTTCCGACATACGCCAGGCGATCACTGCGGTGCAGGGCCAAATCAATGCCTTGCAGGGCACATCGACCAGCCGCGTTGTTCGTTTCGTCGCAGATAAGGATCTGTAGGGATGAGCAAGTCCCGACAGACAAAGGCGGCGGGCAAGTCTCCGCAGACCAAGGCGATCAGCGATGGGCTCGAAGCCGGCCGCTTCGCGCGGCGCATGGCCAATTGGGTGCCGAGCCGGGTCCACGTCAATACGCTGATTTCGGCGTCAGGCGGTACCGCCCTTGCGCGCGCGCGATACCTCGTTCGTAACAATGGCTACGCCGCCAACGCGGTTGAATGTTTCACGTCGAACCTGATCGGCTCCGGCATCGTTCCGAGCTGGGCGCCGGACGCAGGCAGCGAGGCGACCGGAAAAAATGAGAGCGCGCCGCCGGCCGGTCACAATGGCGGGCCTCCGCTAGACGATGATGCGCAATCGCCGACCAAGTCCGCGCTTCAGCAGCTTTGGACCGATTGGACCGACGAAGCCGATGCCGATGGCCTGACCGACTTCTATGGCTTGCAGCGGCGCCTCGGCCGCGAACTTTTTATCGCCGGAGAAGTTTTCATCCGACTGCGGCCGCGCTTCCTGTCCGACGGATTGAGCGTTCCGCTGCAGCTGCAGGTCCTGCCCAGCGAGATGCTTCCGCTGTGGATGACGCAACCGGTCGGTAACGGTAACCAGATTCGGCAGGGCATCGAGTTTGACGGCATCGGACGCCGCGTCGCCTATCATTTCTACAAACAGCATCCCGGCGATTCCACGATCCAGGAAGTCACCGGAGAAACCACGCGTATTCCGGCGGAAAGCATTCTGCACGTTTTCGATCCGGTGGAGGCCGGACAGATACGCGGCCTGTCCCGGCTGACGCCGGCGATCGTGCCGCTTTGGATGCTCGACACCTATGATGATGCGGAAGTCGAGCGGAAGAAAACAGCGGCGCTGTTCGCAGGCTTCATTCGCAGGCCAGATCCCGACGGCCAGTTCTTTGGCGAGCAGGCCGAGAACGTCGCGAAGTACGACGCCAAGGGCGGCACGGATATCAATCTTGCCGCCGGCACGATGTACCAGCTCTTTCCCGGTGAAGAGGTGCAATTCTCCGCGCCGTCCGACGTCGGCAACAATTATGAGGCTTTCCAGTATCGCGAGCTGCTGCGGATATGCGCCGCGCTCGGCCTGCCCTATGCCGGCGTCACCGGCGATCCCACCAAGGCGAACTATTCGTCGCAACGCTCCGCGCTGATCGACCTCCGGCGCCGATGCGACGCTCTACAGCACTCCGTGATGGTGTTTCAGGCCTGCCGGCCGGTCGTGAAGCTCTGGCTTAGCCAGGCAGTCCTTGCGGGAGCTATTAAGCTGCCCGGGTTTGCCGACAATCCGAAACCCTACAATCGTGTCACCTGGATCCCGCCGACTTGGGAATGGGTCGATCCGCTTAAGGATGCACAGGCCGAGGCGATCCAGGTCGATAACGGCTTCAAGCCGCGTTCGCTTGTCGTCGAACAGGCCGGCCGCGACCCGATCGAAAATGACCGGCGCATTGCCGCCGACCAGGCGCGTGAAAAGCGGCTTGGCATCAAGCTCCGCGGCACCACGCCGGCACAGCAGGCGGCCCAGCAACCATCTGACGAAGTGCCGCCAGGCCAGCAAGGAACCGCAGCTCAATGACAGCCTATCCGCATATCGCCGAGCGGCTGTTCGGCCAGGCACACGCGATCGAGCCCGGCGCGCTGCGCGCCATCCTCGAGGGGCCAGCCGGGCGGCGCATCCTCTCCGGGGAACGACTTGAAGGCTCAACCGGCAAAAAGAAGAAGGCCGCGACCTCCCGCCTGTCGGCGATCGTCGATTGCGAGCGCGTGGTGCTGGCCGGCGGCGTTGGTGAGTTCGGCCTTACCGAGGATGGGATTGCGATTGTCCCCGTTTGTGGGGTTCTGTCGCGGCGGTTCGACTGGCTGACCGCCCTCTGCGGCTGGACCACATATGAGGGTCTCAGCGCCATCCTGGATGCCCTCGCTGCTGACAGTCGAGTGGCAGCCGCGCTGCTCGACGTCGAAACCCCGGGCGGTGAAGCGGCCGGCATGCTCGATGCTGGCGACAAGATCATCGCATTTCGCGAAATCAAGCCGATCTGGGCTGTTGCTAATACGCTGGCGGTTTCCGCTGGCTACGCGCTCGCCGGCAGCGCCTCACGCCTGGTGCTGCCGCGCCTCGCGCATGTAGGCCACGTCGGCGCGATACGCGTGCACGTGGACCAATCCAAGGCCGACGAGGCCAAGGGCCTCGATTACACAGCGGTCGTTTCAGGTGCACGCAAGCCCGACGGCTGGAGTCACAGCCCGCTCTCCGAAGGAGCGCTGAAGGCGTACCAGGCCGACGTCGACAATGCCCGGCAGCAGTTCGCCGACCTGGTCGGCCGTCAGGGCCGCATGACCAGCAAACAGGCGATGCAAACCGAAGCCGCGATCGTCCCGGATTTTGAAGCTGTTTCCGAAAAGTACGCCGATGCCGTCATGACCTTCGACGATGCGCTCGGCGAACTCACCGATTTCGCGGCCAAACGGTCGCACAGCACTTCCGCCGCTGTGAGCGCGGTACAACCAGGAGGGCAACAGCCCATGAAGACGAAGCCCAATGTGGCGGCTGCGGCCGAAAATCCCACCATCGCGTCGGCCGACCCTGCCGCGGTGCCGGAAGCGCAGCCCGCGCCGGCGGCTAGCGCTCCGGCGCAGGCGGAAGCCCCCGCCGATGACGGCGAAAAATGCCCCACCTGCAGCGGCTCCGGCAAAAAAACCGCCGCCGAAGCCCCGGCCGCCGCGCCAGCAGCCGCAACTGCGCCTGTCGAGACTTACACGGCCGCGATGGCGACAGAGACCATGGAGCTCTGCACTTTGGCGGGCGCATCGCTCGCCACTGCACGCGGGTTCGTCTCGGCCAAGGCGCCGATCGAGAAGGTCCGCGCCGATCTCGCCGCCGCTAAGGCGTCCGCGGCCGATGCGCCGCAGCTGAACCCCTCACCGGCGCCGACGTCGGCGACCGGCGGCTGGGATGAGGCGATTGCCAAGGTCAACGCGCAACTCGGCCACACCCCGAAGAAGTAACTGCCGGACGCCGCCGGCGTCCGTTTTTTGAAACCCCCGGTCAATTCAACCAGGAGCACGACCCATGACGACCCTCACCGAAACTCTCCATGCCGGGGGCTTCATCGTTAGCGAAGCCAACGGCAACCGTTCTCGCGAGCAGGTTCAAATCGGCCTGTCGCAAACCCTCGTCACCGCGCAGGTGCTCGGTCGGGCACCTCTCGCCGCCGGCGTGACGTCCTCGGCCGCGGCCGACGCGGCGAACACGGCGGGATCCGGCGCCATCACGCTGGATGTCACCACGCCGGTGCTTTCAGACGCCAAGAATGGCGTTTATCGCGCGGTTTGCATCGAACCCGCGGCCAATGGTGGCACCTTCGAAGTGTTCGACCCGAGCGGCGCGGCGATCGGCAAGGTTGCTGTCGGCGCTACCTTCGCCAACCAGATCAAGTTTGTGATCGCGGACGCCACCGACTTCGTCGCCGGCGACGCCTTCTCGATCACCGTTGGCATCGAGAATGCGGACTATGATTACAAGGCCTTCGATCCCACCGCGACGGACGGCTTGCAGCATGCCGCGGCCGTCTTGTTCGACGCGGTTACCACCGACGGCTCGACCAAAAAGCAGGCCGTCGTGATGCGGCGAGCTTGTGAGCTTCGCGCGTCGGACCTGACTTGGTCGGCCGGCATAACGGCCCCTCAGAAGGCCGCGGCGATCGGCGAACTCGAAGACCTCGGCGTCATCCTCCGCTAACCGCCGAAAGACCCCGCGACTTTCCCCACGAGTCGTTGAAGCCCCTGCCGTCGGTTCGCACCCCGCGATCCACGGTCCCTTTCGCGCTGACGCGCTTCAAACCTCAACTCAAAGGAAATTCGCTATGATTGCGATGGACGTCTTCAAACAGGACGCGTTCAGCTCGACCTCGCTGACCGCCGTCGTCGACAAGCTCGGCTACAACCCGAGCCTGCTCGGCAGCATCCCGGGCCTGTTCGTGCCGGTGCCGATCCGCACTACCGCCGTCTTCGTCGAGGAACGCGCCAACGCGCCGGCGCTGATCCAGACCACATCCCGTGGCTCGGCGCCCAAGCAGAAGGGCGGCGAAAAGTCCAAGGTTCGCGGCTTCCAGACCGTGCGCCTCGCCGAATCGAGCCGAATCACCGCCTCCGAACTGCAGGGCATCCGCGCCTTCGGTTCCGAGACCGAGCTGAAGCAGCTGCAGACGGAGGTCGCCCGCCGGCAGGCCCTCATTCGCGGCGATCTCGAACTCACCTGGGAATATCACCGCCTCGGCGCCGTCCAGGGCAAGGTGTTCGACGCCGACGGAACCACGGTGATTTACGATTGGGCGTCCGAATTCAGTCAGACCATTCCGGCCGAGATCGACTTCGATCTGGACAATGCCAACCCGGCCACGGGCGCGGTGCGCAAGAAGTGCAACGACGTCAAGCGCACCATGCTGGCGAACCTGAAAGGCCTCGGCGGAGCCAACGTCGGAATCGCCGCGATCACCGGCGATGCCTTCTGGGATGATCTCACCAGTCACCCGGAGGTGGAAAAGACCTTCCTCGCCACCCAGTCCGCTGCGGATCTCCGCAACGGTTTCGGCACGGCGTGGTCGACCTTCCGCTACGGCGATATTACCTGGATCAACTATCGCGGTTCCGATGACGCTGCTGTCGGTGTCGGTACCGACAAGGCGAAGTTTTTCCCCGTCGGCGCCGGCATCTTCCAGGTCGCGCAGTCGCCGGGCGAGAGCTTCGAGTTCGTCAATACCCCGGGCCAGGCGGTCTATTCCGGCATCGTGACCGACAAGGATCGCAATGCCTGGGCCGACGTGGAGCTGTTCTCCTATCCGCTCTTCGTCTGCACCATGCCATCGGCTCTGCACCGGGCTAAGCGCACTTAAAGCATGGGCCTCGCCGAGACCATCGCCGCAGCTGCGATCGACGCGAACTTTGCCGTTTGGGGCAAGGACGCGTCGTATCAGCCGCCTGGCGGCGGGGCCTCGACGCCTTGCCGCGTCTTGCTCGACGTGCGCGACAATAACGCAAAGCCCGACGACGGCAGTCCGCCGGCGGGCCAGTCCACCATCGAAGTTCGCGCCAAGGAAGTGGCGGCGCCCGCCTCGGAAGGCACCTTCACGATGGACGTCGGCGGCCGCGTCTTCAACGTCATGAGCCGGCCGCTGCCGGCCGATGGCGACGGCTACGGCTGGAAGATGTGGGTCGAAGAATGATCGAAGCGAAAATTCAACCGATCCGCCGGGATCTCGACATTGCGTTCCAGTCCTGGCTCGGACCTGAGGCGCGCGCCGATATCCTCATCGACACCGCGCGCGGGATCCTCGCTGAAACCGACGCGCAAAACGCGTCCGCTCTTGGTCAGAACATTCCGCACGAAACATTCGTCGACGGCGTCAGGACCGAGGCGATCGAGCGCGTTCATGCCGACGGCGTCATTGTCCGCACCTATGACCTGATGCCGCTGGTACTGATGGAAATCGGCCATCTGCTGTGGACGCATTCGCCGTACCTGACGGGCCGATACCAGAAATCGCATCGGCTCCTGGCCGATGGCGTCGAGATTGCCAAGGTGACCGACGGTTGGAGCCTGCCGGCGTTGCCGACCGGCGTGCGCGAGTTTTCCTTCATTCCGACGGTCGACTATGCCCGCCCGATCGAGCGCGGATGGTCGAAGAAAGCGCCTGACGGCGTCTACCAGGTGGTCACTGTGATGCCGTCAGTCACTGCATTCAGCCGGTACGCCAAAATAAGCTTCGGCTATCGCGAGCTCGCCGGCATGGCCGAATCGAAGCGCGAGCGCAAAGCCCGTCCCGGCGCGCCGCGCGATATGCGCCAGCCCGTCATCATCGTCCGGCCAAGCTGACATGCCGAGCAAATCCGTTTCCGACGCGTTCGAAGCGCGGTTGTCGTTGTGGCCGAACCTTGCGGCATGCCCGCTCGTGGATCTCAACGAGGTCTCCGAGGTCCCGAAACCGCCCTACCTCGAGATTGAATTTCCCGTCGCGCTCGAGGAGCGGATGAGTACTGGCAGCCCCGCGGTATTCCGCGAAACCGGCGGCGCGCGTTTCGTCATCACGGTTGCGGCGCTGAAAAAGGGCTGGAAAGCGCAGGTGCTCGGCTGGGCCGATGAGCTGCGCGACCTTTATCGATCGAAGGCCTTCGGCGGCGTCGAAACCGACGAAGCCTCCCCCGCGGTTCTCGATGACCGCAACCGCGACGGCAACAAATACCACGTGCCGTTCGCCGTCGCCTACAAGTTCGACGCGCTGAAATAGCGCGGCCCCTCCCCCTTCTCCACGAAAAATTTCCCGAAACAACCTGACGAAGGAGAGCCACGTCATGAGCGGTCTTGTCCCCTCAAGCAACCAGACCAAGCAGAGCTACAGCCGCAAATCGGCTGCCAATTACGGTGTGAAGCCAACCAACCCTGTCTGGCAGGAATTCCGCAATGGCACCTTCGGTCTGAAGGCAACGCCCGCACGCGGACGCACCAATGATCGCCGATCCGACGGCCAGGCCGGGGGCACCTTCGTCAACGATCTGGAGAACTCCGGCTCGATCGCCACCGAGCTGAAATTCAAACACCTCGACGATCTGTTCGAGGCAGCGGTTAAGGGCGTGTGGGCGAACCAGCCGTTAATCAAGGTGGTCACCATCGACACCGAAATCAGCGACGTCTCCACGACTACGCTGACGGTCTCGGCCGGCGGTGCGGCGTTCAAGACGGGCCATCTGACCCGGCTGCTCGGTTTTCCGACCGCTGGCAATAACAAGCTGGCGCGCGTCGCCTCCTCGGGCGCGACCTCGATCGTCTATCCGGCGGCGACGTTCGCGGCCGAGGCGGCTGCGATCCCGGTCGACGCCAGCGTCCGCGTCGTCGGGTTCCAGGGCGCCAGCGGCGATATCGTTGCCACCACCACTGGCGGCAATGCCTTCACATCCACCCTGCTGGACTTCACCACGCTGGGTAACGGCGTCGCCGATGGCCGCTGGATCTTGGTCGGCGACGGCACGGCCGGCAACAAGTTCGCCAACGCGGGCTGCAACGGCTGGGCGCGGATTGCCTATGGCGGCGTTACCGCCAACCGGCTCTCTTTCGACGTCGTTCCGAGCGGCTTTGCCGCCGACGCCGGCACCGCTAAGACAATTGCGGTGTTCACGGGCGACTACGTGAAGAACGGAACCACGGTCTATGCTTTTGACTGGGAAGGCCAGCAGCAGGGCATCACGACGCCGCTCTACGAATATTTCTACGACGACATCATCAACAACATGACCATCACCTGGACCGGCGGCAAGGAGATCACGGTCTCCTTCGACTTCGTCGGCAACCAGGCCGATGCCATCGGTGCAGTGCGTTACGCCGGATCCACCGATGTGGTGCCGCCGACCTACGGCACCATGACCGCCACCACCAATGTCGGCGATCTCACCGAAGGCGGCGTGACGCTAATGGGAGGCGTCAACTGCATGAGCTCCGGCTCGATCAAGATCGCCAACAACGTGTCGCGCGAAGCCGTTGTCGGCCCGCTCGGCAGCGCAGCCGTCAACGTCGGCGAACTGATGGGTTCGGGCAATATCGACACCTATCTGGCCGATGGCAGCATCATGGCCAAAGGCATCAACAACACGCTGACGTCGTTCACCACCTTCACCGGCAACAATTCCGGCGACAAGGAAGGCTATCGCTTCGACGTGCCGGCCATTCGTGTGACGCCGGCGTCTGACGTCCCCGGCAAGAACCAGGCCCGCAAGGTCGCGGGTCCCTACGAGGCCGAGCCGCATCCGACCCTCGGCTACACCGCCTCGATCGGGCGCTTCTGGTACACGCCCTAATCCCACGGTTTTCTGAACGCGCGGCCCCACGCGCGCAACTCTGTCCGCGTTCTCCGCTCTCTCCACAGGGCGGGGAAACGGGCCCGGCCGGGCGGTCGTGGGGCTGTCCGGCCTGCAAACCCCACGAGGATCTACAAAATGGATATGGAAAGCACCGCCGTCGTTATCGAGGGCAAAGACTGGCAGAAGGACCTGCCCGATCTCGGCGACCTCGAGGTGTTTGTTGCACCTTGGGAAAACGCCGAATTCGAAAAGGTCACCACAAAACTCACCCGCGCGCTGCCTGCGGCGCTTCGGCCCGACGGCGTCGCCGAACCCAACTCCTGGTACATCATTGTCGGAAAAGGCATTGCCAGGACTGTGCTGTTCGACTGGAAGAACTACAAGATCGGCGGAGTCGAAAAACCTTTCGACGCGAAGTTTGCAGAGACAGTCCTCACCGACCGAAGATACAGGACGGTCCGTGACGGCGTGATCGCGGCAGCCAAACGCGTCCAGCTCGGTGTCAAAACCGAAGAGGCCGCCGTCGTGGGAAACTCACCGACGTCCTCGCCTGGCAGCGCAACTGGGGCGGCGAAGTCGAGCGCTTAAAGGCGCATTACGACGCGCAGGGGCTCGATCATCCGGCGGATTTCTATTCGCCGGAGCTGCTCCCCGGTGCGGGCCTCTGCCTGAAAGCGCTGCAGATGCTGTCCGGCGATCGGCCGCTGGCGGTCGGCATGTCGGGCGTCATCACCGGCAGCATCCCGTTTCCGTCACTGACGAGTTTCGCTGCCCGGTACGGGATCGACGATCTCTGTGAATTCGATCGTTTCGCCCGCATCGTCAGGACGATCGATACCCTCGAAGTCAATCGCATCAACGAGAAAAATAGACCCCCGGGGTGACGATGAACATCGAACAAGTCGTTCGAGATGTAACCATTCGCGGCCGGGTCCAGGGTATGGATCAGGTTGCGAATGCGTATGATAAAGTCTCGGACGCCGCCGACCGTACCGCCGTTGTCACCGACAAGACCACCAAGGCGCAGATCAGCGCCGAAGCCGCG